TAATGTCTCAATGGAATTATCTGATATTAATAAAGGTTCTCTCTTCCGTATGTGTGGGGAGAAGGATTATGCTACTGTTGGGTTTGAATTTGGTTTAGACAAAAAGTACAAGACTGTTGCGACAATGAAGTCAACGGTAAGACGTATTTATAATACTGTTAAGAACGATCCTCAGAAGTACGGTATTTCTGAAAAGGATGCTTTTGAGGTGGCTTTAAAAGTAGAAGCAAGGCAGACGTCTGTTCTTGTCCCTTTTGAAAAGAAGGGGGTTGTTAAGGAATCTTCTGAGATGTCTCTAAAGGAACAGCGTGAGTTCATCAATCCTCAGGATATAAAGAGTCTTGTTATTGGGGGTAGAAACAAAGCAATGAAACTTATGAACGATAAGCTGCATCGAATAGGAAAATCGGTTAAGCTTCTTGATGCTGTCTCTTTAGGAGAAATGGCAAAGGTTGTTGGGATCCTGGTAGACAAGTCCCAGATCTTACAGGGCCAGTCGACAGAGAATATTGCTATTCTTTCTAAGAATGTTGGAGAACTAACCGCAGAAGAAGCCCTTGCCCATGTTTTAAAGATGAGAGAGGCTAACGTAGCTGAAAAAGAATAATATGCAATTTACAGATGAGCAGATTGAACTAGAGATGGACCGTAGACATCGTAAATTCGATGAGTACACAAAAACACCAGAATACCAGTCAAAACTAATAGAAAGACTTAAAATCAATGATGCTTGCCTTAACAGTGCAGAAGCAAGAGGTTTGACGTTCAATCTATGCCATAGACCAGAAAACCCAGCAGAAGGGTGTATTTTCTTTATTGAAACTTTTGGTTGGACATTTGATCCTAGACCTCATAATGATATGAAGCATTTACCTTTTATTCTATTTGAATACCAGAAGGATGCTATTCGCTGGATGATTGACCATATTGATAAAGGGCGAGATGGATTAGTTGAAAAGAGTCGTGATATGGGTATTTCATGGACTTTGTTTGTATGGATTCCAATTTGGCTCTGGCTATTTAGAGACGGAGTTAACATGCTAGAAGGTTCTTATAAAGAAGCTCTTGTTGATAATAGGTCTAAAGACTCCCTCTTTGGAATGATTGATTACGGAGTTGATTCTCTTCCTAAATGGATTCTTCCTAAGGGTTATGACAAAAAAAAGCATAGAACCCAAATGAAGTTTGTTAACTCTGCCACAGGCAATCTCATAACAGGGGATACAATGAACCCTGATTTTGGTCGTGGAACCCGTAAGACCGCTATTCTATTTGATGAGTTAGGATCTTGGGATTATGCTAAAGACGCATGGGAATCAGCGGGCGACTCTACGTCATGTCGTATTGCGAACAGTACCCCAAAAGGATATAACTACTATAAAGTTCTAAGAGATTCAGGAATTGATGTTTTAACTCTCCACTGGAAACTACATCCTTTAAAGGATCAGCAGTGGTATGAGTTTGAATGTGCTAGACGTACCCCAGAAGAAGTTGCACAGGAACTAGATATATCTTATAATAAATCTCAAGAAGGAAGAGTTTATACTGAATGGAATGAGGAACATGTTGAAACTGGTTTATATGAATATGATGATAATAAACCTCTTTATGTAGGATGGGACTTTGGTAAGTCTGATGATACTGGTATTATATGGGTCCAACCAGGAGAAGGTAAGTGGAGAGTTATAGATACTTATAGAAATAACGGAAAATTAATTGAGTTCTATATTCCTTTTATAACTGGGGTTATCCCATCTGAAGGCTATATGTATTCTAAGGAAGACCTTGAAGTAATTAAGAGTCATAAGTACTGGAAGAGAGGAACTCACTTTGGAGATCCTGCTGGTAGATTTACTTCCCAGGTTTCTAATCAATCTGTAATATCTAAATTACAAGAAGTAGGAATTATCGTAAACTTTAAGGATGAATGGAAAGTATTTCATGTAAGAAAGGATGCAGCCAAGATGATGATACTAGATGGGATAAGAATTAATAAAAATCCAAGAACTGATTATTTTAATCTTTGTATGATTTCTGCTGGGTATGCTAAATCAAAAATAGATGGCATGGATCAGATTAGATCATTTGAACCTAGACATGATTGGACTTCTCACTATAGAAGCGCATGGGAATATTTAGCTTTAGGTATAAGAGATTTCGTACAGCCCAGAAACTCTGTATATGATAAATTTACCAAGAAGCCAGCATTTGGCAGACGAAGAGTAATGGGATATTAATATGAAACAATTTAAAATAATTAAAATAGTTTATGCTAATAGCTTAGCACAAGCAAGTAAATTAGAAAAAGAAGGAGAAGTAGTTATGATAGAATTAAATGAAGATGTTACTAGCCCAAAAGATAAAATAGGATTTAAAAAATAATATGATAAGACTTGTCGAGGGATCACGTTGGTTTAGAAGGTTAGTTAATGATATACATAAAATAGATCCATATCTTAGACTTAAACGTGCTAAGTTTGGTTTCTATAGAGTTTATTGGAAACAGGCATATATACATGAAATATATAAAGAAATGCCTTTAATTGGGTATGACTTTGAAGACCAAGATCCACGTAACTTTGAATCTCAGAAGTACTATGAAGAGTATGAGGATGTAAACGAAAGAACACGAAAGATAAAAAATTTCAAAGAGGGATATTGGGATTCTTTAGATAGAATAAAGACTCGTGTATATATGATGAGACACGATAAAGAATTTAATAAAGAAGCAACTCAAGCTTATCAACAGGTTGTTATAAAATAATTTGACACATATTTTAAACAGTGTTATAATCAGTTCAAACTATGGTCAAACAAAAAGCTGAAAAAGAGCCTTCTATTTTAGACGTTATAAATGCTGAGTACCCGCAGTATCTCCCATCAAAGAAAGCCCAACAGGTAGTAACAGATACATATTCTAAATTCCGCTATATGGCAGATGAAAGAAATAGATCCTATCAATATTTTGATGGTATTGATTTAATTTCGTATATTAATGATTCTGTTAAAAGATTTACAACTAACGTTGATGAACGCGATGGTATAGAAGATTGGCAAGCTAGAGTGTTTGATCCTTTTACAAGAACGAGAGTTCTTGCTGTCTTGAGTAAAGTTGTTCAGAAAATGCCGATTGCACAGTTTAGATCTCGTGGTGATGAAGACCCAAGAAAAGGTGTTATTCTTACAAACATTTATGAGTATGTAGAAGACCCGGAAGAATATGAAGAAACAATGACACACATTCTTCTTGAAGCTATTGTAAAAGGTACTGCTATTGGTTATGAGGGTGTTGAAAGAGAAGTATGTTCTCATAGAGATGTCAAAGGAGTTGGGGATGATATTATCGTAACCGAATCTAAAGAAGAGAAAACCTTATTCCCAACTACACTTGTTCCTCTAGAAGATTTCTACCCATCGTCTGTTTCTGTAAGAACTATAAAGAAAATGCCTTACTGTGTATGGCGTTCTGTTATTACATATTCTGAATTTATGGAATCTTGGGGTGAGATGTATGAGTTATCAAAGTATGTTGTCCCTAAGTTTACTATGCTTGGTACAGAAATGACTGAAGTTAAACCTTTCTATTATGACTTTGTTTCTCAAGATGTAACTGATGGTAACGTTGAAATCATTCGTTATTATTCTAAAGCTGGGGATGAGTTTATCATTATCGCTAACGGTGTTTGGTTAAACCCAATTAAGAATACGAATGAGGATATAAGTCCTTTACCTTTTAATCATAAGAGACTTCCTTTCTTTGAAGTAAAATATGACTTCTTCGGCGACTGGTTCTACGGAAAGTCTCTCCCTGATAAGTTGAAATCAATGCAAGATGTTCTTAATGTTCTAACAAACATGCTTCTTGATCAGTCATTCTTAACAATATTCCCTCCGATGTTAACATCTGGCATGGATTCTATTGAAGATGATTACCTAAGACCAGGAAGACGAACCCCGATTGATACACAAGGCAAGAGTCTACAGGAATCATTTATGAAACTAGACATGGGGACTCCTTCTGGTTGGCATCAGTACATTCTTGAATATACAAGAAAGATAATGGAACAATCGTCTCTTGATCAAGTAGCAACTGGACAGGCTGGTGTAGGTGGCAGAACAACTGCGACAGAAATTCAATCAGCAGCAGATGCTGTTACTCAGATTCTTGGTGTGTTTGGAATGCTTATTAAATATGGGGTTAAACAGAAAGCTGTTCTTAAGGGTGCTAACATACTTCAGTTTGGTACAGATGAAAAAATTCCGCTAGTAAGAAAAGTTTTAGGAGAAGATGGTGTTAAAGATTTTAATAAATATTTCAATATTGTTAAACTCGGGGATACTGTTTTAACTAATGGTAAGCGTGGTATTAAAGTTATTGAAATGTATGGAGAAGGCGCAGAACTTCCTCAGAAAGATGCGTTAGCAGCAAGAGCACAAATAGCAGAAATGCAAACTGGTAGAGCTACTGAAATTATTGCATTACCAGCATCTTATATTCGTAACTTTGAATTTGATGTAGAGATTATTCCTAATCCTAAATCTGATTCTACTAAGGATATGGCAAAAGCAATTCAGCTTGAAAAGGTTAGAGTTTATATGTCATTCTTCCCTAACATCGTTGATGTGAATGAACTAGCTGCTCAAACAGCAGTTGTAATGGGTGATGACCCTACAAAGATAATTAGACAGGATATTCTTAACCCAAAAGCAGCCCCAGCAGAAGGAGCTACTGAATCACCAATGTCTACAGATCCTCAGTCTAATGTTTCTGGTAATCAAGCATCAAGCGCTATGGGTAATGAATCAGCAAATAAAAATCTTAATATACTTCTTAAAGGAAATCTATAATGGAAAAACTTACACTAGATGAGGTGCTAAATTTATATGTACCATCTCTTAAAACACTTAATGACGAAATAAATGAAGAAGAGGAAAAAACTCTTATGAAAGAACTAGTTGGTGTTGATGGTTTGTTAGAATGGATTGATCAAATAATTGCTAGAGATGTAAAAGAATACTTCACAGCAAGAACAGATGAGCAAAGAAATATTCTAAGAGGTATGTCACAAAGACTTCTTGATTTTAAGAAAAGACTTATGGCATCAAGAGAACCTGAGATTAAAAAGAAGAACATCCCACTTAGTGGATACTAATTCTTGACAAGCATTTTTTATGGTGTTATAATAATCCCATTGAATGGTGTGATGTGGATATGACTTGTATGTTCGCCTACTCGTTGTGTCCACATCAGACTATTTAATAATAGTTGGTAATATCTGGCTTACTATGAGGACTCGACCTCACGTGAAGCAAAATAATATTATGATGGAGTAACTCTATGTATTAAATGCCATAAAAATCAACATAATAAAATTAGTCAGCACGTACAATTGACAGAGGTCTCAACCTCTTAAAAAAGGGATTAAAAATAAAAAGGGAAGTTAGATAGATATTATGGAGATAAATGATAATGGCGGTATTCAATATACCGTAGAACAAATTAAAGATTTGGAAACTAAAGCAGCTCTTGCTGATCAGTTAAATTCTGAGAAAGAAGGAGTTGTTAATGAACTAAAGGAACTTCGTACAAAGAAACAAGAGTTAGAATCACTTCTTCAAGAAGAGATGAAAAATAAAACTCATGTTCCTGGTGACGGAGATATCAGCGCAAAGATTCAAGCAGAACTATCAAAGGTTCTTGGAGAAGAGAAGTCTAGACAGATTGAAACGACTCGCGCTGAATTTGAGACTAAATTTAAGTCCTCTAATCCTGAATTTCAGCCAAGTAATGATGCTGGTGGTTTGAAGTGGAATGCTTTTAAAGCAACATTGAATAGATTTAATTTAAACGGTCTTTCTAAAGAAAGCGACTTTGAATCAATCTATAAAGATGCAATGCGTTTACTTAAAGATTCTCCTAGAGAACAATCAAATTCTAATCCTTATGCGTTCTCGCCCGCTTCACGCAGTGCTTCAGCAGTAACAACTCAGACAAGTGATTTATCGCAAGAAGAGGAAAGATTGATTGATAGCGTTGGGTGGACAAAAGACAAGTATCTAAAACTTAAAGCATCTCAACCTAATTTCATTAGGAGCTTGCTTAAAAATTAATAATTAGATTTTCCGTTTCTTTGAAACCTTAATCGGGGGATAAGAAATTAAATTCGTGGCATTTACCCCAATCGGTACATTGACACCTTACGGAGCTCCAGTTTTACGTCTTCAAGTTATTACCAACTCGATTACTACAACAGAGAACGATTCAGTGAAACTTACTACAGGTTTCATCGCTCTCGGGACAGCAGCAGCTCTCGTATTCGGTCATGTTACTTCCCTTGTTTCATCACAAGGAGTTGGTCTAGGATCAACAGGTATCGCAGGTGCAGCTTTTGGCTCATTTGCAGGAGCTTACCTAACAGCTTCAAACAACCAAACAGTCGCACAAGTTAAAGCTGCTTGCAACATCTCTAAGGAGACATTGTATACAGTTTCAGCTACAGCAGCTCTAGGAACAACAACTGGTTCAAACCTTGCTGGCTATAAAATCAACCTCTCAACTGAGAAGACGATGAACGAAGCCTCAACGCTTGCAACTACTCTACAGTACAACACTTGGGGAGTCGACCCATATAACACAGCTCAGCTAATCGTTAACGTTTACCAGAGCCAAGTTTACGGTGTATAACTCTTACTAAGTAATTAAAACTAATTTATGTTTATAGAAACAAGAGGAACGTGGACCGACCTCATCGCTGGTGTCGGACTCGAAATTGCTGAAGTTTTTGACCAAGGTCAAGAGGAATACGTCAGTGGTATTGGAAACGTTCTAAATATGACCTCAGGAGATGGGGCACAAAAGAACTTCACCGGTAAAACTGGTGTTGGACGTCTCCAGCGTTTTGATGATGGTGATGATCTTCCAGGAGGTCGTCGTTACAAGACATACACAACTTCTGTAGTTTACAATAACTATGGAAAGCATGTTGATGTAACAAAGAATGCAATCGAAGACCGTGATTTTGATAATCAGCTCGATGAAATGAAGGATCTTTCAATAGGTGCTAACTTCTCTCAGGATGAATCAGGAACACAGATTTTCAACGGTGGATTTGCAACCACCACACTAGTGAATGGATACAACATTACTCTTTACGGAGATGGTGTACCAACATTCTCAACAG